CTTGAAGCGTTTGGCTACCTTGTTTTCCAAGATTTTCAAAAAGAGCATTCATTCTAGCAAACTGGAACTTACCAAATAGTTGCTCTAAAGCCTGTTGCTTTTGTAGTGGGTTTAAGGTTTCTAAAGCAGACTGTAAATCTAAAATTGTTGCTGTAGTGTCGCCAGCATTTCTTTGAACAATATCTGTTAATGAAATACCAAATCCTTCAAACATTCCTTTTGCAACCTTTGTTGGATTAATTAAAGAAGCTAGACCAGATTTTAATGCGTTTGCACCTTCTGATGCGTTAATTCCACCTTCTCTCATTGCGGTTAAATAAAGAGCAAGATCTTTTACGTCTCCGCCAAGACCCTTAACAATTGGACCTGCTTTTGGAATTGCTTCTACTAAGTCATTTAGTGTTGTAGAGGTTTGGTTTTCTACTGCGTTTAAAAAGTTAATTGATTGAGATAGTTCTTCTGTATTTTGTTTAAATGCTGTTTGTATTGCAAGAGTTGCTTTCATTGCATCTTGTCTGTCAACTTCACCAAGCACTGCAAGTCTTGTTGTTTCTCTAATTGAACCAAGAAGTTCATTGCCTTGTTTTCCAGTTGCTGCGATATCTGCTGCAAGTGCAATAGTTTCTGAGAAAGATGATCCATAAGATCTGGCAAGGTCTGCTGCGGTGTCGCTTACATCTTTTCGTACTTTACCAAGCTCTTGTGTTGAAACGGCAGACAGTCCGCCGTAAACCTTTGTTAATCTAACTAATTGTTGATCTGCTTCTTTAAATGCATCAGCTGCAGCTTTACCAAATGCTGCCAGTGGAACTGTTAATCCTACTGTTAACTGACGACCCGCCCACTGTGTGTTTTTACCCCAGTTAATTAATTGATTTGCACCCTCTTGAATGACCTTATTCATGATCATTAATTCTTGCTTTGCAATAGCAGTTTTATTCTTTACTAGATCAAGACCTCTTGGGATATGCACATTGTATTGCATTAATCCTTCGGCATTTCTTCCTAAAGGCTGTAGTATAGAGTTTTGTAATTGTACTTGCTGTTTTGCTAAATCTCTTATTAGTCCGCCATTTGTTTTAACATGTTGGCTGTATGTTTGGAAAAATTTTCCAAGTTTTAATTGACCTCTGTCTAGCTGATTTCCAAATTTATCAACATCAGAAGTTAAGCTTACAAAATGGGTAGAGAATTGACCAGTGCTTCTCATTGTTTCAGCAAATGATCTATTCATTACAGCAACTTGTGCTGCTAATGTTTTGTTAGTAGTTTGAAGCTTTTCTTGTAGGCCAGTTAATGCTGAAGATACCTTATTAAGATCTGTAATAAGATTTGAAAAATCAGATTTAGCAACTATATTGGTTACTATTTGTTCTTCAGCCATTAACTATATTCTACTCCTTTGAGTATCCTAAACCAGCTCCAATACCAAATCCTTGCTGTGCTGCAAGTGGGCCTTGTAAAGAAACAACATCGTCTGCTGATGCGTTTATTCCTAGAGCCCTTCTTTGTATATCTTCGAAGGTAGGACCTTCTTTTTTTTCTTCTGTGCCTAGATCTACACCCTGTAAAGAAGCTAAAAATTTTCTTTTTTCTTCTTCTGTTTTTTGCATAGACTTAAACGTTTGAATTAACTCTGGCATTGAAAGGCTTTCTTCTAGTTCTTCGTAATTTTTCCAATTACCTAAAAGAAAAACTTCCCCAAGCAAAGCGGCTAAATCTAGTTCTGGCCAGCCAGAACCGCTGCCGCTAGAAGGTTTGGGTCGTCAAGTTTAATTCCTCCGCAAACATCAAGAATGCGGTTAATTGTTGGCATGTCTAAAGCATCTTCTAATGCATCTTTATCTGCTACCAAGTCTGGCAACTGTGACTGTATTGCAATTCCGCATGCGTTAATTAGAATTGTTAATGTTTCGTCTTCATTTTCTGCTGACTGTGTCTTTTGAATTTCTGCCATGAATAAGCGTAGCGCCTTAATGCTTAATGGCTTAAGCTTAACCTTTGAACCATTTTGTAGTTCAATTTCTTCTACATTGTATACTGTTGTAGCCAATTTATCCTCCTAGGATCGTCTTAATTATTATAACATATAGATATTATCACTACAAATGAAAAGCCCCCATTTCTGGGGGCCTTTCTAATTTAATAAATTAAATTATGCTGTCCATGTACGGTCAATGATCTTACCGTATTCTGAACCGCTGTAAGATGCGTCTGGGAGCAGACGGAATGTTACAGGGAATGTTGTTGCTGTTGTACGAGCCAAAGAGAACTGTGACTGTTGAACAGAAAGAACACGACGTGCATAGTATACACGCTCTGAATTTGGTGAGCTTGTGGTTGGAGCTTGTCCAACTGCAATTAATTGACGCTCTGTTGGAGCTTCACCTAGTGCTCCACCTGCTAGACCAAGAACTCCTGAATCTAGTGTTGCCTTCTTCTGTCCAAATACAACTAGAGTATTTTCTAGTGTACCTTCTGACATTTCTGTTGCAATCATAACTTCCATTGCAGACTTGAACAGCTTAGCTGTATCAAGTAGCTGATCTACAGTTACTGAGTCGTATGTTGGGTTATAAGTGATCTGAAGACCGTTATTTGTAAAACCTACGTTACGATAAGCTGCTGCAGTCTCTCCACCATCTGCTGTGTCGAGTGAGTTTAATGTTGTTGTGTATGATGCTGATGCGGAATATGCTGGGACCTTTGTAGATGGTTTTGTTGAACCAGCTACTGCAGTTCCTGTTTTAGCGATTCCTGGCTCCATGTTTGCTGCGTATCCTGGTACTGTTGAGTCGTCTACTGTAAGAAACAGTGGGGACGCACCAACAAGAATATTTTTAGCATTACCTTGTACTTGTGCCATGTGTTTACTACCTCCTGTGTTTTAAACTATATATATATATTTTAATACCAAAGCTGGCTAGGCTTCTTTCCTCTTATCCAATGATACGGGATATTGGGCTATAAAGCAATCTAAACGAATCTGCCGTTTTGGTCTGTTATTCTTGAATACTTAACCTCTAGCGTAATATCAGAGGACAGGAATCCCTGTATTTCTTGAGAAGGCTCAGTTGGCGATATGTCTGCTATATATATACTGTGGAATTTAAATTTGTCGCTTATTGCCCCTGATCTATTAACGTCTTTGGCAGAATCGTCCATTCTTCTAAATAGGTCAGTCATTACGTTTCTAATTTCTACTATTTCTGAGACATCTGTAGAGTAAACTGTAAATAAAATTTGTTCGCAGCATATTAGCCAATTGTCCTCATAGGACATTCCTATCTTGTCATAGACTATATGCTTCTTGCCGCTCAAGAATTGATTTAATTCCGCCGACTGCTGTACTGGAATTATAGGAATAATCTCTTTACCTATATTGTCTGAATAATAGTCACTGGCATCAAATATCTCGTAGTTTAAAAGCTGAGACCATAAAAACTTTCTTATCTCAGATGATGCATCTAATTTATAATTTGCCGTCATAGCATTGAACCTCCAAATGATGAAGCCAATGCAACGTCTGCTTGTGCCCTGACAGCATTTGGCGAAAATGAATATTGAACCTTTTTAATATTTGATGGAATTCCAAGTGCTTTTGACATTGCACCATTAAATATATTTTGAAAGCCAGATTTTTTAATTGATAAATTAACTAAATCGCTTTTAAAAAAATGTGCATATGCCATCTTAAAGGATCCAGTTGTAGCAGCCCCTCCAGGCCTTCTGACGACCACTGAGGCCCCTTTGGGCATAAAGACGGTATAACCGTTAACCTCAAATACAAGGCGCTTAGAAGCCTTTGGAGAGATTGTTATGGGGTTTCCTAGTTCCATTACAGAAGCTTTGTTTGCAAATACATAGGAGTTCTTAGATCTTTTATCTTTAGGGACTTTAGTTTTTGAAAGCTTAAAATCATATCCTATTCTAAAGGATAGTCCGTCTGAACCCATTCTATTTAATTTAAATAGTCTTGCAGACTCTTGCCCTGTTTTTTTCCATTCATAAACATGGTGAAAGGACTTGGGCTTTGTTCTTGCCTTAGCATCTATATAATTACCAAAATCTTTATCTATCTGATTATAGATCATTGTTTGAAATTTATTCTTAAATCCAGTATTGCTCATAAGCTTTGCTATTACATTTGATTGATAATATAAAGCAGCAGATATTTGTGCAACAGTTGTATCTTGTAAGTTTGTACCTACAGTGCCAACCATTAATTTTTCTAGTCCGCTTGCGGCTTGAAGTAAAGCAACATTAGATTCCAATTGTCTGATTCTCCGACCTTAGAGCCATAGAGTTATATCCAATAACCTTTCCGAATGGGTCGGTTATAGGTGTCGTGCCAGATATCTCAAACACCGTTGGAGTGTTAGAAGGGAAATTTATTTCTGTCCATATTGGGTTATTTTTGTTATCCCTAATGTTAGTTATTTTCTCTCTAGAAGTAAGCCTGTCAGATGTTCTAATTTGTATTACCTGCTCGTTAGAATATTTATTATTAAACACCTGTTTGTCTCCAGACCTAGAAGTGCTTGAGTTTGATATGATTCCCTTTGCATGGCACTGTAGTGTTTTATAATAATGCCATTCTTTTTTGATAGCCCCAGTGTCTGGATCTTGCTCGTCAAATTGTCTGTAGACATCTAATTTCATCAAAAGAACTGCGTCTATAATTCCTTGCATTTTATATTACCATTGCCTGATTAATAACATAATCTGATAAAAGCTTATCTGCATAAGAGCATCCAGTTCCAGTGTGAATATCAGAAGAGTAATCAAATTTCCAGTCAAATGTTTGAACTGACTTTAAATACTGATCTTTCCAATGTCTATCCTTGTCAAAGAAGTGGCCCATAAGCTGTATGCATGCTTGCTCAACTTCATCTGGAACGCTAGCCCAACCAAATCTTCCAGAAACTCTATACCTTGAGTTGTTTTTAAATACTCCATTAAATGAAATATCGTTTACCGTAGGTGGAACCATTCCATTTGCAGTGTATACAGTGTTGTCAGTCATAAGAGCGGTATCAACTCTTATTCCAAATCCGCTTTCTGAAACTACTGTAGAAAGACCCCAATTGTTTACTTCATTAATGTTGTCTACTAAAAGGTAATCTCCTACATGCAATGTATACAGGCTGTTAATTTTTGCTGGAAGTGGAAGAGAGTATGAGCCTGAGCCATAAACAACTTCTGTTGAGTTGTAAAGATAGAACTTCTGTCCACAATAATTTTCAATTATTTTTCTAGCGTATTTCTCTGCCATTTGAAGATCATGATAAGTTTTATATTCAGGATCAGATTGATCTGTTCCAAAATTTAAATCCTCAATTGCTTCTGCAAGATTAGCATAGGGAGTAACTACATCCGTATAAGATATATGATAAGAGCTGCTTCCACCAACCACATATCTCCAAACCATTTTAAATTTTCTATTTCTATCAGAGTATGCCGTTGGCAATACTATCTGGTAGGTACCAAAATCATTTTCTAGTTTTGTGGCTGTAAGGTTTAGAAGAAGGCTAGTTGGGTTAATGGCTGGAAACACCAATGGGTCTTCGGTAATATCATAGACTTCAACGGAAACATTTCCGTCAGGGTCTACAATTTCACCTGCCCAAAATATTTTAGTTTTGATTGGTGCATTACTATTAACATAAATCTCTGCCATATTACATAGGGCTTAGTTGTAGTACTCTTGAACTTCCTTTGGAGTAGCTAATCTAAAACCCTCCTCCTTATCAAAAATTTCTTGTGCTGTCTTTGGATCCATTGCCACAAAAGGGTGTTCCTTTGTAAATGTGTGACCTTGAATATCGTATCTGAAGTTAGCTCTTGTCATTCTAACAAGCACGTCGTCTTCGTCTAGTTCTTTCTTTGAATCAAATCTAGGCAAGACTTCAATCTCTTCTGAATCTTCTTCAATATCTTTAATTGTCTTCTGGTACACTGACCATGTGACGCCTTCTTCTGTGAAAGCTGCAATTATATCGTTCTTATTCTTTAAACCTTCTGTATCAACGCCGAAATCTTCTGCGATTTTCTTTAACTCAG